TCTATATCATTGAATGACCAAGTAACATCAATTAATTCTAGAAAATTCTTAGTACCATTTCAAGGTGGGTTTGATGGATATAAATCAAACAGAATCGTTTCTTTAGGAAATGATATTACTGCAGGAAATACACAAGGGTATGATTGTTCTTCTAATACAGCAACTGGTACAGTAGCTTTCAGAAAAGCAATTAACTCAGTATCTAATCCTGATGAATTTGATATTAATATGTTAGTATTACCAGGTATCATTCACAGATTACATTCATCTGTATCTGTATTTGCTAAAGATATGTGTGAAGATAGACAAGATACATTCTTTGGAATGGATGCATCTGCATGGAGTGATTCAATCTCAACTGCAACTAACGCAGTTCAAGCATTTGATTCAAACTATGTAGCTTCTTACTATCCTTGGGTTAAGATACTTAATACAGATAAAAACAAACCTGTTTGGGTGCCACCATCGGTTGTACTTCCAGGTGTTATAGCATTTAATGACCAAGTAGCCGCTGAATGGTTCGCTCCTGCTGGATTGAACAGAGGTGGATTAACTTCGGTAATTGAAGCTAAGACAAGATTGACTAGAGTTGAGAGAGATGCACTTTACGAAGGTAGATTGAATCCTATCGCAACGTTCCCTGGTCAAGGTGTTACTGTATTTGGACAAAAAACATTACAAGCTAAACCATCTGCATTGGATAGAATCAATGTAAGAAGATTGTTAATTGCTGTTAAGAAGTTTATTGCTTCTTCAACTAGATACTTAGTGTTTGAAAATAACACTGCAGCGACTAGAAACAGATTCTTATCAATCGTTAATCCTTACTTAGAATCAATTCAACAAAGACAAGGTTTATATGCATTTAAAGTGGTGATGGATGAAACCAACAACACTCCAGATGTAATTGATAGAAACATTATGGTTGGTGAGATATTCTTACAACCAGCTAAAACGGCAGAATTTATAGTTCTTGACTTTAATGTACTACCGACAGGAGCAGCATTTCCTGAATAGTAAATAATGTAATAATAACAACTCCCCTAAAATAAATTAGGGGGGTTGATTATTTTTTTAAAAGAACTATATTTATATTAAAGAAATAACAACGGAGAAAACTAAATGGCACAACTATTAGACCCAACAGAAATAATGTTCACATCATTCGAACCGAAGATGTCGAACAGATTTATTATGTACATTGAGGGAATCCCAGCGTACCTAATAAAAGCCGCTAACAGACCTGAGATAACAAACGGAAAGGTTACTATTGACCACGTTAACGTTAGACGATATGTAAAAGGAAGAAGTGAGTGGAGTGATTTAACAATTTCATTGTATGACCCAGTCGTACCATCAGCAGCACAAGCAGCTATGGAATGGGTAAGATTACACCACGAATCAGTAACAGGACGAGATGGTTACTCCGACTTCTATAAAAAAGATATCACATTTAACAGTTTGGGTCCTGTTGGTGATAAAGTAGAAGAATGGACTTTAAAAGGAGCTTACATCCAAACAGCAAAATTCTCAGATATGGATTATACTGGTGAGGATTTGGCAACTGTAGATTTAACTCTTACTTACGATTACGCAATACTACAATACTAATTTACGGATTGTAATAAAAATTGAATATTAAGAAACCCTTACAGAAATGTGAGGGTTTTTTTGTTTAATTAATTATATTTACATATTTATATATGGTTAACCAATATTAAAAGAGTTTTAAAACGAGAAACGTTATGGCAAAAGAAAAATTAACAGACGAATACCAAAGTAATCTTTCCAATGATGAAATGGTGGAACTTGCTAAGAAACAATACGAAACTAAGCAAGTATCCGATTATAAATTTCCAACTGAAATAGTAGATTTACCATCTAAAGGATTAATTTATCCTAAAGATAATCCATTATCTTCAGGTAAAGTGGAAATGAAGTATATGACTGCAAAAGAAGAAGATATTCTTACTACACAATCATATATCAAAGATGGAACAGTATTAGATAGATTATTTCAATCACTAATTATAGGAAATGGAGATGGAACTCCAATCAAATACATCGACCTAACTACAGGTGATAAAAATGCAGTTATGATTGCTGCCAGAGTATTAGGATATGGTAAAGATTACAAAGTAGAAATCCAAGACCCATTTTCTGATAATAAACAAACAGAAACAATTGATTTAACTCAATTTGAATCTATAGATTATGATGGTAAGAATCAAACAGAACTACATAAGAATGAGTTTGAGTTTGAATTACCTAAATCTAAAAGAAAAATTACCTTTATGGCAATGACTGAATCTAAAGAGAGAAAAGTAAAACATCAGGTAAAGGAATTAGAGAGAAAACAAAGAAAACTCAAAGATGCAACATCAAGAGAACTAACTACAAGATTAAAGAATATGATTCTTTCAGTAGATGGTGAAGGTGATACTGCAACAATTAAAAATTTTGTAGATAATGAATTATTTGCATTAGATTCACAATCTTTAAGAGCTTATATTAACGAAGTCGTTCCAGATATGGACTTAAATTATGAATTTGTTTCTGAGGAAACAGGGGAAAGGAGAGAAATGTTACTACCTATGGATGTAACCTTTTTTTGGCCTTCCTCAAAACTATAGAAAACATTTACATTCTCATATATTCGACCTTATCTATCATGGTAACGGTGGTTTCAACTTTACGGATGTTTACAATATGCCGATATGGGTTCGGACGTTTTACATTGGTAAAATAATCGAATTCAAACAGGAAGAAAAGAAAATGAACGATAAAGAAATGAGAAAAGCTAAATCAAAATCACGAAGATAATTAAGAACCCAACTATTTGTTGGGTTTTTACATATTTATATGTACATAAAACTATTAAGGGAAAGCAATGAGTAAACTTACAATTAGAGAACAATTAGAAAATCCTAAGTTAAGGGAAAGTCTTTTAGATAGAATCCTAAAAAAAATAGCTGATAAAAAAATAAAAGCTAAAAAGGGTGAAATAAAAGATTTACTTAAAGGAATGTATGGTTCTGAAGATAAAATACCACAATATAGAAAAGATTTCTTCAACCTATAAATAAAAGGTAATAATGGCAGATAGCGGTAAAAAGCTTAGAGATAACGAAAAAGAAATGCTCGAATATAATAAGAGCCTTTCTGCGGAGTTAAGTAAAATACTCGAAACAAAAGGTAAGATTGGAAAACTTACTGAGGACGAGAGCTTAGACTATGCCATTATTATGGATAAGCTAAAGGGTAGTAAAAATTTAGGTGAACAAATTACCAAACTAACCCAAGAAAGAAATACATACATATCAGAACAAGTCCAATTAGGAAATGATATAAGTGACCAGTTAATAGAACAATTTGATACCGAACTTAAACTATTAGAAAAGAAAAAAGAATTAAAAGATTTAGAAGAACAACGAAAAGAAATAGGTAAAGATTTAGCCAAAGATTTAGGTTCAGCAGTAGGGGTATCAGGAGAATTGGTAGATGCTATAATGAAAATGTCAGTTGCCGCAGTCGGATTAGTTATTCTTAAAGAAATAGCAAGTTTTATTGGTGATGCTGTTAAGAGAATGAAGGATTTGGCCAAAGAGACAGGAGCTTCAGCATCTCAGGCAATGGCATTAGAAGGTTCTATCAAAGGTGCACAAATGTCCTTAAATCCATTTGTATATTCTTTTGAAGAAGTTGCTGCATCAGCAAAAGCACTTAGAGAAGAAACAGGTCAAATCAATCCACCTGCATCATTACTTGCAGATATTACAGAAGTAAACGCATTATTATCAGACCCTAAAGCGGCAACATCATTAACCAGAACACTACAAAATGCTGGAATTGATGCGGGTGATTTAGCAAACGAAGTAAAAGAAATAGGTCAAAGTTTAGGACAAGATGCTGGGCCGGCGATGGAATATTTCGCAGATAATCAAGCATTAGTTAGAACTTTAACAAAAGACCAACTTAAACAAAGAGCTACCGAAGTAATCCAACTGAAAAAGATGGGTATTGATATGAAGAAGATGAAGGATTTAGCATCTGAATCTTTGGATATCGAAAAATCTATGAAGGATGAAATGAAGTTGAGAATGATAACAGGTAAAGCTATCAGTTTCGATGGAATTAGAGCAGCACAAGCATCTGGTGATGCATTGGCAATGGCCAGAGAACAAAAAGCATTAATTGATTCAGTAGGGCCATCATTAGGTAGTAACTTACAATTACAAAGACAGATATCAGATGCAACTGGATTATCAGTTGAAGAAATGATGAATATGCAAAATGCAACCGCTGAAGCTGTAAATAGTGGACAAGAATTGGATTCAGGTCCTTCAGATGCATTAGGTACATTAGGAACTGTTGTAACAGTATTAGCTGCAATCGCTGCAGGTGGTTTAGTTGTATATGGTATTTTATTGTTGATGGGGAAACTACCAACACCTAAATTTCTTAAATCCAAAAAAGGTTCGAATCCTA